TGCCCTCTCCGTCGCCTTCACCGTCTTCATCGCCTTCACCGTCAAGGTGCTCGTCCAGCAGTTCACCTAGCTTGCTGATGTCAATTTTTTCAGCATTTTCATATAGGTGATCATATATCTGTTCAAACGCCCAGCCACGATATTTGTTATCCTGGAAGACTTTGATTACAGTGGGAAATTCGCCAATTCTGTCATCTAGACAGATTTGATTTACCGCATAATCCATCGCAATGTTAGCGAGTTGCTTGTCACGAGACTCACACCGTCCCATGTGATCGAACACGTTATGCAACACTTCGTGTGCAAATCCGAATTCAGCCTGTTTGGCAGTCAACTGATTTACAAAGCCCACATTGTAGTAAAAATGACGTCCATCAGTAGCAAGTGTAGAGCACCAGTCACTAGCATCAATGACTTTCAAACGAGTTGCAAGGTTACCGAAGAACGGATGACGAAGTAGGAGACCAATACGAGCGGTGATGATGATCTCAGCTGCCTTGTCCTTTTCTTCGCGCGTGTACTCTTTCTTTTCAGCTTTTTTAGTTTTTTCTTGCTTCATAATAGACATAAAGAACTCCTATCTGTATCTGTATTATATATTTAAATTTATCAAGAGTCAAGTATGATTGTTAATATAGTGCTCACTGAGCAAATTCATCGCACGAGCTTCATCAATTGACCGTGGCAACGGTATAGATCCAGTAGGAGTGGAGTATGCCAAGCCGAAGAGCACAACGCCAGCTTCTGTAGGAAATGTATTCCCCCATTTGGCGATGTGCTCCATGTCATTTTTTTCGTCGTATCCAGAACAATCACAAATATAATACTTGATGCCATCATAAGGATCATTTACCCTCACGACTCCTACATTGCCTGCACCGCAAAACCAACGGACATCAAGTATTGTCATTGTGTTATCCTTATTCCATAGCCGAAATAATGTACTTTGCAAACTTCGTGTGGAATTCATCGAAGTGCTTGAGCTTCGACGCATCAAACGGAAGGTCGTACTGTGTAAGTGCAACCTTGGCACCCATAACCGAGATTTCAGTTGGGAAGTTGTCCATCATAAAGCGGAAGAAGCAGTCAGCCTGGTCGTTCCAATTTGGAACCTGCTTCTGAGCCAGTTCCTGAAGTTCGTAGCACATGGAAATTGTCAAAGAATACATCGCAGAAATTTCCTTGATGTTCAACTTTGTAACTTTTCCGCTCAAGACGTCTTCAGCTCGTGGTAGCTGGTTTGCAATCTTGCGGTGTGCCATGAACTTAACAGCTAGGCCTTCACCAATTGCTCCAGAAACGAGGTCGGTGAGTGTTGCTTCCTGCAGATCATTGTCTTCCAACAGATCAGACACAAAAGACCAGCTACGTGGAGTAGCAAACGAACGACTTGAACTGCGAGGATCAAAGTCATAAAGATCCTTTTTCTGATAGCCGACATAACCAACTACCTGTTCGTGAATCTTGTTCTTGATAGCCCATTCCTGCCAGTCATCGAAGCTGACCTTTACTTCCAAGTGAAGGAAGCGGTTAGCAAGTGGAGCAGGCATACGGTAAGTAACGCCCTTGTCAGTTTCACGGTTACCGGCAGCAACAATGCTGACACCCTTTGGAAGGATGTAAGTACCAACACGACGGTTCAGAACCAACTGATATGCAGCAGCCTGCGTTGCAGGTGCCGCAGAGTTAAGTTCATCCAAGAACAAAATTGCATTGGATTCAGGGTCGCTGGGCAGCTCAATTGGAGGAGCCCATTCCATGCTGTTTGAATTTGGATTGTAAAAGGGAATGCCCTTGATGTCAGTTGGTTCCCAGAGGGAAAGTCGAACGTCAATAACTTCGCGTCCCTGTTCTGCACCAATCTGATGGATGATATCGGACTTACCAATACCTGGAGGACCCCACATGAAAACGGGGCGATTTACTTTGAAACATTTACGAATTGCAGCCTTAGCTTCATTCGGACTTTGCGTACGGTTAACACTTAGGGCTTCAGCCATTACTACATCCTTCTAACAGAATTAAAAACACAGCGTCTTACTGTGTGCTAAGTATAGCTTAGTCTGCTATTGGGGTCAATAGCACTTTCAAAAAATTATCTAAAAAGTTCACGCAACGCTTTTGCATCCCACCATGCATTATGTTGTACAGCATTTTCTAATGTGGTTGGATATGCATTCACACGAAGCATTTGGAATATTAAATTGTTCAGACCCACCATCATTCCCGGACCAGTGATGATTGCCTGACAGAAATATTTGATGTCATCTGGCCAATCTGTGATTATCACGGGCTCGATGTCCGTTCCTATAAACTCGGCAATACGACGAGCACCTTCTTCTGCGCTTGCTACTTTATACGCCATACCTGGCAGTGGAGACGGAATTGACCAAATGATGGGAACAACGTTCTCTTTGACCCATGCACCATAATTATCTAGATCAGGATAAACCAGATACATACTCTCACCATCCTCACGTACAAGCGCAAGGCTTATCAGCTCACCACCGAATTCATTAAATTCTGTATCTAAAAAATAACGCATTATTTGCTCTCATTTGATTTATTCATGGCCTTTGCAAGACCAAATTTTTGAACATCGCCGCTGAATAGAATCAGCTGCACCGCAGTCTTTTCCTTGAACACTGAAATTCCGTTCTTGGCTATATGATACGGGCCTTCTATGAATCTGTCAAGCCATATTGTGGTCTGATTGGTTAGCGTGAGATCCTTAGGAAATTCCATGTAATAGTGTTTTATATCCATGTCTTCTGTAAACACTCTGAAGCCCTCGTCTGTTAGACGAAGACCTCCTGAATTTCTTTTCCGTGTGTTTTGCCAGATAAGACAATGCTTTTCAGCACGTTCCGCATCAGTCCATCCTAGCGTATTACCAAGAAGTTCTGTTAATTGAAGTTTTTCATGCATTTATAACAACTTTTCGCCCGAAGTCAGTTTGTAGACTTCAAAATCAGTACAACTGAATAGTTTATTCAGTTTTTCTGCTAGGTTAATTGCATGTCCGCTATTAGAAAATGATACTTTTCTATATTTTGGACCTACATGTTGACCGATCATACTGGTATTTTTTAGGTTCACAGGCTTACCCTTGTAAAATACTGCCCAAATTGCGTCCGCTTCTAATACCTGTTCAGTCTTGTATGTCTTCCTATTTGTAATTTCTAATAAAACATTTGGTTTTGGTCTTGACATGCAGTGTATCTCTCTAATTATGTACACTGTTATTTATTAGGATTTACAAAGATCCCCCGTCCATAGTAATCGTTACATTGGTTTGTTTTTTCAAATCCAGGAGAATTGCATCTAATTCTCCTGCAAGACGTGCAAGTACTACAGAAAGACTTTCTTCTAGCTGAATTACGTCATTAATGGGCAAACTAAGTGACTTTTGCCCACTTTTACGGGCGATTTTCGCTTTTTCAAGGAACATTTCAATGGGAAGTGTGTTTAAATTATTCATCTTCTGTAACACTATAGCTGTTATTCAAAACTTTTCTTGCTTCTGCTTCAGTTTTGAAAGGTCCTTGGTACGGATATCGCTCTAATGTAATGAGTTTGGGACAGAATGCCTTACCCCACATTTTAGGAAATTTGATCACATAATATCCTGCACAATATAGGCTTTTGCTTTTTGAACTTTTTGCGTAGATGGGCAATTTACGCTGCACATTCCATAATGGATTATATGCCCTTGCTTTAACAGGAAATCCATAGATATCAGTGGGATGAGTTTTGATTATTTTTGTAGTTTTTAAATCATCTTCTGATATCGTAATTCCAAAACGTTCTTTAATTTCAGCAAGAGTACTGGCTTCAAACTTACGACCACCACGATTAAGAGTAAACCCTTTTTTATCTTTGATGAGAGTGGCCACTTTTTCTTTGCTATTAGTTACTAACCAGGCCTTATTAGGAATCAGTGGTTTAGTCAGGATCTGCATTAATGGTACCTTGAATTTAACGGTTCTGAATAGGTCTGTGCCTGTTCTGCAATTTTTTGTAGATCAAATTGTGCGCAAAATTTAATTAAACGTATACCAACCTGACTTACATTCTTTTCCTTATCAATTTCATTTTTAATTGTGTCCAGAATTTCTTTTTTAACGTTTGATGGTTGGCTCTTAAGATCACATAGCAATACGTTACGATTGTAATCCTCTAGAACTCTGTGTTCTTTGCCTTCGTGATCCACCCAACGCTGTAACATGAGATTATTCCATGCCCAGCCTTTAGAATTACGGTCTGCAAATGCTTCTTGTAGTCCTACCTTGTTCTTTGTTCCCTTGGCTCGTACACCTGGATAGGCACTAAACACGTTATCCGAAGTGTCACCACGCATACATTTTTCAAAGAGCAACCATGCAGGATCTGGAGCAGGCTTTACGATTCCAGTCTTTTTATCTTTGACAGGCTTGCCTTTGTCGTCAAAATATCCTAGGTGAGTTGTGGTAACTCCGCTTACTCCATTGTACTGACGTACATTAGGTGCAATAAGTTGTGCGAAGTCGCCGTCTGTGGAAATTATTACGTGATTGTCATCTGGATGATTGGCTATCCACCCCGCAATAAGATCATCTGCCTCTAATATGGGATTTTGTAGAACGGTACAATTGGTTTTCTCGTGAATGAAATCTTTGAAAATGTCAAAGGTTTCCCAGAATGCCCTGTCTTCTTCTGCTTCTTTTACAGATTGTGCGGCTCTTGCATCGCTTCGATTACGTTTATATGGTTCGTAGACATCCTTGCGCCAGCTTCGTCCCTCAAGGCAAAACACCACNTGCTTGCCA